CCGACGATCAAATAACAGGTTTATTTGGTAAAGCCTATCATTCAGGCGGTGCTTTTTCATCGGCAAATGTAGCAGCTTTAATTTTCCTTGCCGCTGAAAATTTCACAGCAACTGCGCAAGGAACATACTTTACGGTCGCAACAACAGCAATAGGAGCTACTTCACGGACGGAACGTATGCGCATCGACAGCAGCGGCAACGTCGGCATTAGTCAAACTAGCCCTGCCTCTGTAGCTAATTATGTTTATCTGCATATTGGAAAGGGAAGTACTTCGGTACTGCAACACGCGGCAATTCGACTTCAATCTGGTAACGGGGGTGGTGGATCAAGAACTTGGGACACTTTTGTTGAGGGCGGCGGCGCATACTGGCAAACCTCCGATACTGGTCTGAATGCTGGAGTTACCTATGGAATTCGTTGCCAGTACGCAGCTGGCGGATCAGGAACTGCGGGAGCATTTCATCCAGTCACAGATAATCTTCAGCGACTCGGTCTATCTTCAAATCGTTGGACCGACGTTTTTGCTACAAACGGAACAATTCAGACATCTGACGAAAGAGACAAAACCGATATTGTGGAATCGCCATTGGGTCTGAATTTCATAAAGTCTCTTTCACCAAAAGCGTTTCGATGGAAGGACGGTAGCAGAACTCATACCGGATTCATTTCGCAACAAGTATCTACTGTCATACCAGAGGGATTAGACTGGGCAGGATTTATTATCGGTGATATTAATGATAGCGATTCTCGTCAAGGATTGAGGTATTCCGAACTTATTGCGCCAATGGTTAAAGCTATTCAAGAACAACAAGCTTTAATAGCCAATTTAACAACTCGTCTTGCCGCTTTAGAATCCAAATAACATGACCACCGAACAAGCACTCCAGAACCTAGCAATGTGGTATCTATTTGTAACGTAGTTTGGACGCCAGAGGTGGTCGCTGCTTATGTCGCCGCGCTTAAATCAAAATGAGCGGGACAAAGGACATGAACTGGCGCAGCTACGCAAATCTACTCATAAAAAACCCAGCATCAATACGATGCTGGGTTGAGTTTGTATTTCCGTGTTAATCTTAGAAGTAAACGCTCTGCGTAGCAGGAACGAATGCTTGACCGAGACCACTAACGAGAATGACATGGTAGTACAGATTTGCACCGAAGATATTGTCTACAACACCATAACGTGTTAATAGGCCAACTCTAGGAGCAAAATCGTTCTGACCAATTGTGCGCTGAACCATTACAGGAATGTAAGGGCAGTAGATGATACCGGTATCATAGAACTCCGGACCCTTGTAGCCTAATAAGGCGTACTCAGGACGTTGTAATGTACCATATGTACCCGCAAGGTAATTACCTTCGGTACGTGTATCGCGGTAAACGTTGAAACGACCACCTAAATTACCTACCTTAGCAACGCCGACTGGTTGAGTATTGACTGTACCTTGAACTGCCACCCATTGGAATTCTGGGAGCATTTCTAGGATAGCTGCAACGCGTGGGGTACAAACAATAAAGTTTGCGGCACCACGGCGATTGCGTACTGCAATGCGGTTTGCTTCGATAATTAATCTTTGATAGAAGTCACGATTACGTTCTACTAACCAGCGACCGTCTGCGGAAGCTGGGGACCAGACAGAATAACCATTGCCGTAACCTGCGTTAAGAGCAACTTGAATCATTCTGACTAACATTTCGCGGTCGATTTCGGCCTGAATTTCATATGACATAGCATTTGTTAATTCAGTATCGATATCGATACCATTCATGTTCTTTAAGTCTTGTTCTAGTTCAACTGACCAACGGGCGCCTAAGCGACGTGTACCTGCTTCAACAGCTGTTTTCTCGAATGAGACTTCAAATGTCGGAATTGCGTTCGTTAATTCGAAGTTTTGTAAGAGAGCAGCTACACCATTATCGGTACCAGCAGTTAACCAATTGGTTAAATTGCTGTAAGCCTGACCGGAGCTTGCTCCAGAAAGACTACCTGATGATGTACCTGTATACGCTGTATTGAGGTATTGGTAACCAGCTTCTTGACCTGCTGCTGCTGCTAATTGAGCTGCGCCGAAAGGAGCAACTGAACCAGAACCAGCACCGTCATTGGTACCTAGGGTTTGACCTGTGTAACGATAACGGAGAGCAAATGCAAGGCCAACTGGACCTGCCATTGGTTGAACACCAACGATCTCGTTTGTGATTAGCTCGGGGAATGTACGACGGATCATCGGAATCAAGATCTTCGGAAGACGATAGTCGCCTGCCGCATAGGTGTCGGTACCTGGAGTGCCAGATGCGTAACCTGCTGCGCCGATAGAAGAAGCATTACCAAACACACCACCATTACCAGCGGTGTTAACCCCGGTAGGATTGTAGTTTGGACCTGCTTCACGAATGCACCATTGCTCTTGATTCTCAAGAAGCATTGCTGTATTCAAGCGTGTGTGATCATCTTCGATAGGAGCAACGTTCTTTGAAGAGTAGTCGAGCACTGGTGCCCATTTCTCTAAAAGAGCTGCTGCTCTTGATTCATCGATGTAAGCCTGTGTAGGTCTTACTGATTTCATAATATTTTAATTTCCCTTTGTAATCTAAATATCGACCCCAAGATTAATCGTTAAACGACCAATCAGGTAACTCAGGATATTTCTTCAAAAAAATTGGCTATTAGTACTTACTTAATTCTTTTAAGTAAGGTGATAGTACTTGCGGTTGGTCTTCTGATTGTTCTTCAATCACGAAGTCGACCTTTGTACTTTCACTTAAAGCTTCTTCCTTTAAGATATCAAGCCTATCATTCGTCTTCTTGTTGAATAGCTTGACTGTATAGTCGAAATTTTCGTTAATAAAGTCTGCTGATTTACCAGACATTACCTTTTTAACGTATTTCTTTTGCGATTCATCAAGTCTTGCACTCTTTTGTTCGATTAGTAAGGTAGCTTTAATGCTATCTAAATCGGATTTTAATTGTGCATTCTCTTGAATGACAGACTCAAGCTTTTGGGAAGCTTCACTAATTTGTGTTTTACCATCAAGAATTGCTTCTTTAATACTCTCTTTTTGTAGAGCAGCATCGACGGCTAAATGGTTACGAAGACTTTCCAACACTGTAATAGCTTTCTTATTACGAACAGCTTCTTGAATATCAGCTGTTGGAATTTTTTCTTCTAAAAATGATTCTAGGTAGTCACTAATTGACTCTACTAATTGAGATTTGAATGTTGCTGCATCATTGTTTAAAGCTTGTTCGTATTTTTCAACAACCATCTTTAATTTTTCAGCTCTATCAGTATCAATAGCTTCAACTACTTTTTCTAATTTCTTTGAGTGGTCAGTATCGATAGCTTTTAAAAGCTGTTCGAGTTTTGAGCTATAAAGCTCATCTTGCTCAGTTAATGCTTTTTCAACGTGGATACTAACTTTTTCCTTGACCTTAACTTCGATAGCTTCTTTAATCTTGGTCAATGATTCTTCTGATAAATCTTTTAGTAATTCTTCGCTCATATTAGAAAAGGTTGTTATTATTATTTATAATCTTCTGCTTGATTTTCTTGTTAATTTCAGCAGTTAAATGATTATTAGCCATGCTATAATCTTTATCTAAAATTGCAGACACAAATTGCTTTAATGAAGAGCCTTCATGTAATTTCTTCTTTTTGGCTTTTTTATCCTTCATAGCCTTCATAGCCTTCATATCTTTTTTAGACTTGTGCTTCATGTTATAAATTATTTATAAAGGATAGTATGGAATTCTTTAAGTATTCCTCTTTATTGTTGCGTGGTAGGGTTTTAATTTGGTTTTCGAAGTTTTCATATCTTTCTTCGAAAGAGCCGTTTTGAGCTAAAACATATTGTTTACTCTCCAAAATACCATTTACGAATGCCTTTGGGAAGCTTGGATCGGCGACACAATCAACAGCTACTAATCTAAAGTCTTTTACTCTTGAGTTACCGCTAGACTCAGAAACAAGCATACCTAAACCTCTAGTGCTCATACCAACTCTAACCCCATCATCAATAAGTGAACGTACAATTAAGCCAGTTGGTGTAGATAATACTTTACTCTTACCGTAAAATACATTACCGTCTTGGGTTAGTTCAGTAACAAGGTGACAAGCTCTACCTAGATCAACATCAGCTGTAGTTGGATGATTCAACTCACCCATTGCTCTACCTGGCTTGATCATCTCTTCGGTATAGCGTTTGGATTCAGTTCTCATTTCATCTAAGCTATAAATTCTTTTGTTTCTATTGGCACCTTCAGCCATCATATACGGACCTTTAATATAAAATGAACGAGGTTCATTTGAATTTTTTTCCGCTACAATATATTGAAAATCATTGTTATCAGATGGTGTTTCAACAATTAGTTTAAACATAATATTATTTATAGCATCCCATGTCAATTCAACGGATGCCTAGTTCTTTTTCAGTGAGAATGATAAACTCATACCCTTTTTTCTCTGCCCATCTTTTGGCTGCTTCCCACTTTGCTTGGTTTGTAATCCAAGTAGTTTGCTCATAAAGTATGGTAGATTGCTTTTTGCGGTTACTAGCAATAGGTTTTGCAACTTGTTTACTCGGTTTGATTTCAATTAAAAACTTCTTTTTATTGCCAGAATTATCTTTAAACACTACAAAATTGTCTACAAAATATCTATGAACTTTATTATCTAGAGGATTAATATACGGTACGATTATGTTTTCACTACCCCAATAAAGGATGTTTTCGTTTAAATCAGCCCATCTAAAAAATTTTAACTCCCATCCAGACCTATAAATTGGGTGAGACGTTCCTAGATACTTTGCAGAATTCTGAGGTTTAAATATGCCTTGCTTATATGTCATCTAGCTCGATTGGCGTGGCAGCTGGTTTATTGAATAGAGATCTTACAATTTCACCCTCTGATATTTCACCATTTTCTAATTTATCTATCCGCATCATTAAATCTGCTTTAGCAGTATTGTCTAACTCAGTATCTACAACTGCATTCTTAGCGTCTTTATATTGACGCTTCTTTATTAATGCAACTACTTTGTTAATAGCTGCAGAAACTTTAGATTTACCCGCCCAAGGCTTGGTAACATCTGTCTTTGCAACTGTCGAAATCTTACCATACATACCTGCCACATGGTTAAATACTGCATTTGGATTACCTACTAGATGTTTTTCAACAGCTGTATTAGCTACATCTTTATAGATATTTGTTAAATATATAAATGGATTTTTTTGACGAACTTGCATTTCAGTAGTTATAAATTTATCTAACGGGTCAAAATTCATATCACCAGACGTAATATCCATTAGATAAGCTTTAGTAGCTGATACTGCTGGATCTTCTTCTGGCACGATATCTAAATCTTCAAATGATTTAAATACTTGATCACCTTGGGTTTGTTTTAGAGAACTAACAAAATTTGCTGCACCTTGTTTTAATATACCGTGTAAGCTTGATAGGTTTTTTTCAGCATACTCGTTAGATAATTTTAAGTATTCAGCAGCCCGTAATTCTTGAGCATCTCTTTCTTTCATTAGCTTTTCAATAGCTTTTACAGGTGTTGTATTACCACCACCCGACATCACTTGACGAAAATCTTTACCTTGTCCCGGATTATAAAACCTCATACCGTTAGCTTTCATTTTCATGATCATTTCATCTATACGTTTAACATCTCTGTTAGCTGAAATATATTCATGATATAACTCCATAAAACCTTTAATAAGTTTTTGAAGTTTTAAACCTTCTGCTGGATCTGAAATTGTAACTAAAAATGCGGTTTTAATATAACGCATATTGTCTTGTACAATATATCTACCTTTTTTACCTTTTGTCTTTGGATCGTTTTTATCAAACCAACCACGTTCATCCTTCGGTAAAGTTTTTTCAGGATTGTCGCCAAGACCTAAATTTTTAGGAAAGCCTTTAGGGCCTGAAGCTACATATTGAGATGGGTTCTTAACATCACGTTCACTCTTAGCCTCATTCAACATGTTAACTAAATCTCTAAATTTCATACAATTATTTATTATTAACCAACGAAGAACATTGGCGGTTCTGCATCGCCGAAGCCAGGTGCACCTTCATATAGCTTTTGTTCAAGTTCTTTCTTTTCTTCTAAACCTTCTTGCAACATATCAGCATTAACAGAGCCGCCGCCGAATAAAGTAGTACCAGCAAACTTACCTCTTATTCTCCCAAGTACAATCTTAGTTAAAGCTAACGAGTATTGATATACCCACTGCTCTTTAATAATGTCTTTTAGAGGTCTTTCAACATAGCATTGAATGACACCGTAGTATTGAGTGCTACTATCACGGCTAGACTTTGGCTGCGGATATAATCTCATTATTTGAGTTCTGTCATCAAAGTCAAATGATGGTTTAGTTGCAAGTAATTTTTCTCTATTCTTCAACCAATCTTTTAAAGTATACCAACTAATAAGGTCAAAGCCGTAATTACCCATAGCGTAACTGAAATATGTTTGCTGTGCTAAAGTCTGTTCAATTGTAAATAAAGTATTAATACCGGTAGTTGAACCTTCTTCGAAGTCTACAACAGCTATTACTTTTCTATAATCCATTACATCATAGTCAAAACTATTCAAGAAACTTGTATTTGTATTATTAATTACATCACCTAATTGCGTAATAGAAGTTTGAACACTTGGTGTGAAATACTGCGCTAACGTAGCGTTTTGATTGGTTATATAATTATAAATTGTAGCATCTAATACTTGATTAGCTGAGGTGCCCCCGACTAATGTTGCTGATACAGAAGACATTGAACTGAAATAGGTGCCAGGTACTGCGCTATTTGCAATATACACGTTACTACTATTATTAATATATTTTGAATATTGAGGATTAACGTTTTTATTCTGCACTTGTTCAGCAAAAGTATCAGAAACTTTAGCTGTAAATAAAGCATCAAGTTTCATACCATAGTCTTTAACATATAAATCGCTATTAAACACTAGATACTCTCTAGTATAACCTGCAAACTTTGCAAACATTTCACTTGCAATACTAATGTTCTCATATAACTGATCCCTATGAACCTCTACGTTTATATAAGGGTAACCAAGAGACCTTAGTATTCTATCTGATAATCTATCAAACGACGAGATCTTTGAGGATAGATTAGTACTTTGAAAAGCTG